AAGCTCCACGACTCGGTATTCTTGCATTCGACACCGAACGGAAAACAGAAGTCAGGCGTCATCACGAGCAAATCGGATCCGGCGCCTCTCCGAACATCCCAACCACCGCTTCCGGGTGCACGGCGTAACGGCAGATCGACTGCCCGAGCCCTAAGCATAGACTCGTCCTCGGCCCACCACGCAGAAAGGATCCGGCTCACCCTCAATTCGAATGACGACCCCTTGATCCGAGATCGTCGTCCTACGTTTCGAGTGGCCATGAGTTTCATTGAGCCTGTACGTACCTGCTGCGATAGTTTGTCGGCCGACGCACCAACGCAAGACTCATGTCTACCACGTCGGCGAGCTCTAGAACGTCGCGAACAGAAACGTCCCCTACGGCCTTTTCGTCGCCATGTGCACGACGGTAGATACGCCATAACTTCGGACGCGACATTCGAACCTGCGCCACAACGTCCTTGAGAGAGATCCTCCGATCCTCAATCTCATTGAGAATGATCGCTAGGACGTCGACCTCCTGGTCGAGGAAGTAATCGACCGAACGCTGCGGCGGCATCGCCAACTTGCACGTACGTGGCGGATCCAATTTCACGCCTTTCAAATCTACTCTCCCTCAACCGTAGCGACACCGTGCCGGTGCCGTACAACGAGAACGCGATCGGCCGCAGACCGGAGGTCGGGGTTGTGCGTGACAAGGTAGACCGACCGACCGACTGCGTACTCTCGCAATAATTCCGCAACCGCCTCTGTACCGGCGGTATCAAATCCGTCGAACACCTCGTCCGCAAACAGTTGCGTCGGTGCCTTCCTTGCGCGAGAGCTGGCAACATCACGTAACGCGAGCAAGAGCGCGAGGTCTAGCCGCCGTCGTTGCCCCTTCGACGCGGTAGCGTACGTCTCGGAGCATCCCGGGATGCGAGCCTCGACGGTCAGTTCCTCACGCTCAGCCCCTGTCGTCCTAAGAGATCGAGTCGGTGAAAGACGCACTAATGTACCAGACCCGAGTAACCGCTGGGAATACCCCGTTGCGATTCTGTTAATCGCCGGCAGGGTAGCCTCGATGAGGTAACTTTTCAGACCCGTGTTTGAAAACATCTCAATGACGACCGTATACGCCTCGAGCTCCTCACCGATAGCGTCGAACGCTCGTACCGCCGCTCGGTGAGCCTCCTCCGCACCCTCGAGGCTCCTACGACGCTGTTCGAGATCCCCTGCCACGCGTTCGTATTCGACGCGTGCGGTCTCCTCCTCATACTCCGCACGCCGGGCTCCCTCGTCTGCTCTGCGGAACATTTCGTCCGCTACGCCCTTCGCCACACCACACAAGGTCACCTCGTAGGGCGCAACCGGCATTTGTAGGTCATCGGCGAGTTCGTCCAGCGATACCTGCGCCTCGGACCGTTCCACGCGCAGGCGATCCGCTTTCCGACCCAGCTCACGAAACGCCTCTAGTAGAGGCACCTGCATACGTGCACGCACGTCCTCGGTCAGTGGTCGAGCGCACTCTCCACACGGGGTCCCTACCGCCTGGACGCGATCAACTCGCGCCCGCGCCGCCTCCATCTCTGCCTGCGTCCGCGCCAGACGACGGTCGATTTCCGTTACGACACCCTGCGCCTGCTCTCGTGCGTGCCTGCGCATCGATCGCTCCGTCTGCCAAGCGCGGAAAACGGCGTGCCATTTTTGTGTCGCCACATTCACGGCGCGCGCTTCCTCTGCTGCAACCTCCTGAAGACGCACACAGCGCGTCCTAGTTCTCCGCACGCGCAGGCGCGCGCGGGAGTGCAGAAACTTCAGGTGTTCGACGTCGGCGATCTCCGCCTGTGCGACAAACTCTCTCAGCGTCGCAACCCTCTCCTCGATCCGTGTGCGCGCGGACTCAGCACCATCTCGCCGCGTAGTAGCATCACGCACGCGTGCGAGTGCGCGTGCGTGCGCCGCCTGGTACACCTCCAGACCGAGCAAGACTTCCAGGATGCGTTTGCGCTCAGCGTCGGACGCCGAAAAAAAAGACCGGACGTCATCCCGCGCACCAAAGGCCACCGTCGTCGCGTATAGCTGAAAATCCATCCCGACGATTTGCTGTTCGATCGCCCTCGTCGTCTCTGTGGACGTTCCACGCGAAACATCCTGTCCGTCGACGGACAGGAATACGGAGTTCTTGTGTTTGGGATGCTTTCGGTAACGCGTCACGACGACGTCGCGCCCCGCGGAGCGAAGAGACACAGCCACACAACAGCCAGTTCCACTTTCGTTACGCACCATGTCGTCCGGAGAGTCGATCGGACGAAGACACCGACCATAGAGCGCCCATGCAATCGACTCGATCAAGTAACTCTTCCCCGCCCCGTTGCTCGCACAACCGGCATGTCCCTCGATCTCCCCTTCAACAACGGTGAGACCTACCGGCGATAGATCCAGAACGACGTGCTCGAAAGGCCCGAAATTGTCGATTTCGACACGGCGAAATTCAAGCGTGTCGTCACAGTTCTCCGCGAGCCTCGGTGAGGATCTGGACCGCGAGGTCCTCGACGTGCTGCGACGTGACGCCGACGTGGGCGAGGTATTTCCGGACAACGGTACGATCCTCCTCGCGCTCACTCGCAGTCAACACCATCCGAGGTTGGAATTCGACGTCGTCGAGCTGCGCCATCGACTCGACGACGGCACAGGCCCCGCTCAAACGCTCTACCAGCTCGCGGGAATCCGTACGGACAAAGTCCACCGACCGCACATCACCCCCGTCGACATCGTCCGCGTCAGCGCCTAACAGGCTGTGAAATCTCGGGGACACGGGATTCTGGACAAACTCCTCGCCACACGTGTCGTCGTCGAGGACGAATACCCCGCGCGTGCCCCCCGCATCGCCGAAATGGTGTTGCATGGGCGCACCGACATATCGCGCGATACGCGCTCCGGACTCATCCACGACATCGCGCGGGTCGTGAACGTCCCCGAGAAAAATGGACAGCCAATGCCCTGGGAGTAAACCCGAGATGGGAAACCCACCAGACACCGCCACACCCTCGAGCAAGACGTGCGTACACAAAATCCTCCCCGGATCCGCCAGGGACTTGATCGCAGCCGCATGGGCGTCCTCGTCGGCCGTCCACGGCACGAACGCGAACGACCCGCGCAGCGACGGAGTTTCGTGCACCTGCGCGACGCCGCGAAAAACCTGAAGGCTGTTGACCGTGGGCGAACGCAACCACGAATCATGATTGCCCGCGACAATGTGGATCTCATCAAACTGACTGCGCGACGCAGAAAACTCACGACAGACGCGATCCAACACAGGGATTGCAAGACGAGTGCGAGAATCGAAGACATCTCCGATCACGACGAGACCTTTGCAGTCGTGTACCCGAGCGACCTCTACGATCCACCGGAAGCACTCGATTTGATCCGCGAGGCGTGTTGTGATGCCTTCGGACGTGAGCCCTTTGGAGTACCGAACCTGCTCATCGAACTGCAAGTCGGCAGTCAGAACCCAACGCATACCTCAACGCTCTCGATCACGAGAGGTGGGACGATACGGTACGAGCGTCATCGCCAGAATGAACGCAACAAACATCGGGCCTAGGGCGAAGGCGCGCCACAGGCCCTCAGAATGGACAAGGATCCAGCCCGCTGACCCGGCACAACCGGCGATCGCGAGGCCGAGTCCGATTTGCAACTCTCTCACAACAGGCCCTCGCACGTTCCGATGCCCTCTTGTACGGTTCCACATACTTGCCGCGATCACGCCGCAGCACGTCGAACGACATCGCCCAACATTCCCGCAAAAACTCCATGACACGTACGTCAGACGGCGGCTCGTAGAGCCGTCTGCGGAGAGCATCCGTACGCCCGAATGATGCACGCAGATCCATGACCCGAATCGCCTTTTCGGCCGCCTCGCGATGCGTGACTATCGCTTGCTCGAACTTGCGTTTCGCCCCGGAAAGCTTGGCTACGAGAACCGACAGTTGGATGGACGGCTCCGCGGGAAGGACTTCACGCACCAGCCCCATCAACGGGGCCGCACGCTTCTCCCCGCAGCCCGGCACTCCTGAGATCGAATCCGATGCGTCCCCAACGAGCGCTTTGTACAGCACGTACGTGTGGACCGGGACGCCCACGTCGCGCTCGAAGTTCTCCTCGGTCAACCAACGTTTGCGGCCAAAATCGTAGACACGCGCACCAAAGGCCACCGTCTGCCACAAATCGCGATCACTCGACACGACCGTCGGCGTAAACCCATCCGCAACGAAAACCTGCACTGCCGCGGCAACGACGTCATCCGCCTCACGATTGCGGTACCGCAGACAGCGGATTCCCAACAACCCAAAGAGACGGTAGCACACGCGAATTTGTCTCCGCACCTCCGCCAGCGCGTCGGGAGAAAGGAGTTGTCGACGTTCGGCGCGTCGTCGCTTGTAGTCCGGAAGAATCGCCCGGCGAAACGGAGGTAGAGAGTCGTCGAAACATGCCACCAGGATCGACGGCAAGGTCTGTGGTTGAAAGAGCGCAGCTCGAAGGGACAGCAGCGCCCCGTAGATGCCTCCCGTGAACTCACCTCCGGCCTGCAACTCCGCGAGGGCCGAAGCCATGACCGACCTCATGATCAACGAATTCGCGTCGATGATAACCGGCTGCGCGCTCATCATCACACAGCAGCAGTCTTGGTCCGCCGCCTCGGTTTCTTCGTCCGACGCTCAACCTCCTCTGACTCGTCGACTTGCTGAGGCGTCATATGGTCTGCCGAAGACAGAGGTATCGCGGGGTGGGTCGGATCCTTCGCTGCGTCGTAGCACTCTGCGTGGGCACGCACGAGCGCGGTGAAAACCTCCAGTTCGCTCCGAGCGCGTCCCGGATCCTCTGCATCGTCTGGGTCGATCGGCGGTGCGTCCAGCGTCGGCCAGTCGCCGCGATCCCACAGAGCTGCCACGACTTTGCCCCGGAGCTCGAAGTACGAGTCGTACGCTCTCTCGCTCTCAGGGGTAGACTCCAAGAGCCGACAGAGGCGGCGCGCTGCCAACGTTTTGACCGCCGGCGTACGCCAGTTGGGTGCGTCGCGCAGAGATGGACGACCTGTCCGCGTCTTTCGGATGGGCGATTCACCGCGCGCTACGCGATTGGCGCGCTCCTCCTGTTCCAGGTCCGCCCGCGCGTCGCGGACACTTTGCTCCGTCAGATCCGAACCCGAACCCTTGAAACGCCGCAGCACCTCGTCTCGGCGTTCGGCTGCCATCCCCGCCAGCTCGACGGCAGCCCCTTGGGCAATCCGACCGTCCCGGACACGGGCCTGGAGATCGTCCGGGAGGGCCACGACTTTCAGGGCCCGACGGATTTTGCTCGTGTGAACTGCCGCGCCGGCTGCGATCTTCTCGACGCTCCACCCCCGCTTCTGCAACCTCGCAGCGAGGGTTCCGATCTCAACTGCGTTGAGAGCAGACCGAGCATCTTCGGAGTTCTCCGCGACACCCACGAGAGACGCACGGTCGTCGTCTCCGACGAGATCCGCCCGCACGAGGCAGGGAGCCTCACGTACGTTCGGTGGATCGACCCACCCCAGCTCGCGTGCGGCCTGATAGCGTCGCATCCCACAGATGAGCTCGAACCGGCCCGGTTCGCCCGGCCGAACGACGAGGTTCTCGAGGAAGCCTTCCCCCTTGAGAGTCTTCTGTAGTTCGCCAGTATCCCCCACGTCCTGTCGTGGGTTGACGTCCACAATGTCGATCAGATCCAGGGGGATCATCGCGACGACCGATTTGTCCGTCTTCCGCTTGCGTGCAGACGCACTCCTTTGCAGCGCGACGACCCCATGGACGCTCGTCAAAAGTCCGACGGACGCCTTCATTTCGGCGAGTTCGGCCCGCAACGCGGAGATCGCATCGTCCGCATCGTCTTCGACCACCTCAGCCGCTCTCTTGACCTTCGCCTTTGGTTTGCGCGCAGCCATTTTTTCTCCTTTGTCTGGATGATCGACGGAACGCGGGAGACCCTACCCACGCACAAAAGCGGTGTCAATATCGGCCGTGAAAACCTTCCCCCTCAGGCTACGTGTACGTCGGCTTCCAACCACAGACGGTCGCAACATAGACAGATGTTGCGATTTTGCAAAACTGTGCGTCCTCGGCGAACATGCGAAACCAATCCGCACGTGACAGGCTGTAATCGTACGCGTCGCCATCAACCTCTCCGCGGAAAACAAACTTCCCGCGCGTCGCCCGGAGTTTGCCCGCTGCCTGAAGGACGTAACAGGCTGTCAACGCCAGACTCGCACCCTGGTGTCCCTCGAACGAGAGCGCCCAATAGGTCGCTTGGTGCGGTGGCGCCAGCTTGTTTTTCGGCGTCGAGCTCTTTACCAGCAGACCGACCGTCCGATCGGAGAGCTTGATCTGCTTCGCGATCCGACAGTCGACGCGAATCGTCGCCGCGAACTTGACGGCCTTGCCCGTGGGGGTGACGGAATGGTCGCCAAACGATCGCATTCCGGTCCTGATCTGCTCGCGGATCTGGTTCACGAAAATCAACAGAATACGAGCGCGCTGGACCTTTTTCGCAGCGCGACGCATCCGCGCGGAGACGACTCGCGCCTGCGCGCTGACAGTCTCTACATTGCTCGTCATCTCAGCCGCGGTCGGACTCATCGCGAGCGAATCCCACACAACGACGAACGGTGGGCAGTCCTCCTTTCCGATTCGCGCCTCCGCAATCGTGTCGATGTAGTCCCAGCCCTCCTCCATCGTGTCGGGGAGCCCCCAGATAAGGCGGTTGGAATCGACACCAACGCCGAGCAATTGCGCCTTGTCAGTCACGGCCTCGTAATCCAGGAGAAGCGCATCCCCTCCCTGTTTCTGACATTCCGCGATCGCACGGTGCGCGAGAGCCGATTTACCGGAACCCTCCTGGCCGAAAAGTTCGACCACGCGCCCGACGGGCCAACCACGACCACCAAATATCGTATCCATGTGCGGGAAGCCTGACGGAATCCAATCGACGACTTCCGACGTCACATACTCCGGGTCCGCCAGCAGACCCACATTATCCTCACGCCCGCTGCGTTTGCGGAGCGCGAGGACGATGGTCTGGAGATCGTCAAGCTCGACGCTTGGCGACTTTCTTTTTGATGGCTTTTTTTCGGGGTCTTGCTGTGACGGGGGGGTTGGGGGTGTGATTCTCTTCTTCGGCCTCTTCGTCACCTTCTTCGGCATCAGAATCCTCACGCGCCAACACCAAACCACCCTTGCAAGCCTGTTCGGCGCAGTGATCCGCGAGCGCCTGTAAGTCTCCGTCGGCACCCAAGGCGTCGACAAACTGGCCCGCGACCTCGAGCTCGAGCAACAACGAAACTGCGAGAAGCGACTTCAACCCAGATGTCATCGCTTCGATGTCGGCCGCGATGTCCGAACCCAACTCGCGACGCACCGACGCGAACGGTCGCAGGTTGTGATAACGGTCCGTCGTCGGTACCGACGGACTGACCGACAGAGTCACCACATCCCCCGCACGGAGACCCGCGTTTTTCATTTCTTCCCCCGCAACCTGTTGCGGACCGCAGAAGCCGCCTTTGGGTCGGGACGACGAGGCCCAGAAGGGGTTTTCTTCTTCACCTTCTTTCTGGATTTCGGAGCCTTCTTGGGTGCGACGATCTCCATGTCGCTCCGACCCATGGTCCACGGCTCGTTCACATCCCCATCATCCTCGACGACGAGGTAGGATCCATCCTCCTCCTGGCCGATAACAGTTCCCTCGAATTTGGCATCGTCGGTCTCGAACCGCACCCGAGTAGTCCCGATTACGATGTCCGGGACCTCACCTTCGACGTCAGTGTCACTGGCATCGTCTTCGACGTCTTCTTCTGTCTTGACGTCAGCGTCACCATCCGCGTCGTCGTCGACGTAAGGTGTCTCGTCTGGATCGTCGTCGCCCGGGACGAGAGACGAACGCGGCTCCTTTTTCAGCTTCGCGAGGAGCTCCTCGAGCGGACCGAGGTATTCGTCCGGGATTTCTTCCCCAGTCAGACCCTCGTAGATCCCGGAAAGCACTTCCATGCGAAGGTCGTCGAATCGGTTCCGAACGTCGAACCCCGCCGCCAGATCCGCCAACGCCGAGGCCAACGCCTCGTCAGCCGCGAGCGGGGAAGGATTTGGGAGCATAGCAGCCGTGCGACGAACCCCCTTGCCCTTGTGATCGGGGTCCTTCCGCAGGAGAAAATCGCGGCCGTCGTCCGCGTCGGTGATGTCCGTCTGGAACTCCAACATGTAGTCGACGAGCGTTTGGTATACGCTCTTGCTGGCACGGTAGATACGAATTTTCGGGGACTGTACCGTCCCCTCGTCGCCACGCAGGACGACGGGTATCCAGTACTCAGTACTGGCCCACACGTACTGGTAGGCCAGTTCTCGCTCCTCTTTGGAACCGGTCTGCCTGATCCGGTCCAAGTAGTCCATGACCGGACAAGCGTATCCGTACGTGCGTGGAGATACCGTGTATCTCTCCTTCTCTGGCAGCTCCGAGGCGTACAGAGCGTAGAAGACAGTCCCCGGTTCGTCGTCGGGACGCGGCACGATGCGCATCGCAACCTTGTCGAACGAGTCCCGATCCCGGATGAACAAGCCTTGACCGGACCGCAGCTCTTTGCTGCGTTGCTGGAGTCTGCGTTGCAGCGCAGGCGAGATTTTTACCATTTTTGAGAAACCTTCTTTCTGAGAAACTTTCACGCGTTCAACTTGACCTCGCGAACCTTGTTGCTCAGGATTGAACATCTATACCGTGCGGCGTCGCGCAGTGCAATGAGAATGCCCACGTGTTTTTTGGCGGTCGAAAGCTGCTTGCGGCGGGCGATCACGCGCCGGTTGAAGTCCACACACGACGTCAAGAACCGCTCGGTGGGAAAGGGACGATCCGGATTGTCGATCTCCAACTGTCGGTGCGTCACGTAGATCTCCGCCTCGACCCTACGCAGTTCGCGTTCAAGGGTCCGCACGGCGGCGTACTGCCGTTCTACCTGCGTCGCGATAAAATCCAGCCGTGCTGGTGCGTGCCTGGCCGCGTACCAGACCCCCTCATCGTCATCAGGGATGGCCAACTCCGCGTCAGGGCTGATTTCGACGGATGAGCCGTCCGGGAGACGAATCGTGATCGCTTCGAGAGCATTCAAGAGTTCGCCTTCGCACGCATCGCGTCCCACACCGCATCCTCCTCCATCGCCAAATCAAACTTCGTGAGCGTCCCCCACGTCGTCCCAACCTCACAGTCGGCCTTGAGCGGAACCTTGAGCCACGACCAGTCGATCCCGTCGAACACCTTTGGCGCGTGTACTGGTATGTCCTCCATGACCTCCTTCCCTAACGTCGCGACCTCGTAGAGTTCGTCGACATGCGTGTCGATCACGATGGAGTCGTGAACGGTCAATATGACCTTCGATCGTGCGTCGGCAGCCACCAACGCATCGCTGAGGACCACGAGAGCCATGAGCGTCATCTCGGCAGCCCCAGACTGAACGGGAAAGTTGACCGCCTGCCTGAGTGCGTGCCCTGCAATCCTCTCATCCGTAGAGTACACCTCCGGGATACGACGCACCCGACCGGTAAAGCTCCTCACGTACCCCAACCGCTTCGCGTCCTCCATGAGAGCCTCGATCCCGGCCTTGAGCGTAGGCCGGACTTCGAAGTAGGTTGCAATGAACGCCTCGCACTGATCGCGGCTCCAGAAGATCGCCTCCTTTTTCAGTGCGGCCTCGAGCGCTTGCGCCCCACCACCATAGAGAACGCCGAAATTCAGGCGCTTGGCAGCAACGCGGAGAGTCTTCTGCTCATCGTCTGGCAGCCGCAGATAATCCTCGCGAGACCCTCCATGCACCGCAATCGCCGTCAGTGCGTGTATATCATCACCCGCGCGGTATGCCGCAATCATGTTCGGCTCGTCAAACAACGACGCCGCAACGCGCAGCTCAATCTGCCCGTAGTCAAGCTGTAGAATCACCCCCTCCTCCGTCCCGAACCTGGAGACGTAAGCGCGTTTGACGCGCCCACCCCCCTTATTCGGGCAATTCTGAAGATTGGGATTCGCGGAGGAGAGCCGACCAGTCACGGTCGTCGAGTTCGAGAACGTCCCGTGGATCAGCCCACGTTCGTCGAGCTCCGTACGCAACGGCTCGACGAACGTCGAACGCATAATCTGTGCAGCCCGGTACGCAACGATCAACTCAGCGAGCGGATTGCCTCGCCGGGCGAGTTCGTGGAGCACGTCCGCCTTCGTCGAGAAGAACTTCCATTCCCCCGCACGGGCGGCGGTCCTCACGACGACCGCAAAGCTCGGCTCCTGTTTCCGTTGTCGGCGCGCCTCCTCCACAAGCGCTTTGTGTCGCTCGACGAGTCGCGTAAAGCCACCATCCGTCAGTTCAATCGGCGCCTCACCGTAGAGTCCAAACAGCAGCTCGGCCAACTGAACCGGCGAGCCTGCATTGAACGTGAACTCCTTCCCGGGCTGCTTGAGGGTCCCTGAAACGTGCTCGACCACCCCACAGGCGCCTGCCAGCTCTTGCCAGCCTTGGTTGGAGCTATTCTTGCCTCCACCGTCCGCGGCCCGCAGGCACTCGTACTCCCGAACTTTGTCGAGTTTAGAAATCCGAGCCGAGACGGCATTCATCTCCGCCTCGTAGTACTGACGTAGACCTTCAACGGCATCAGGGTCGATCTGTGCACCGTTGTATTCGATTTGCGCTAGCGTGCGTGAAACGCGCAGCGCGAAGTCCACCCCCACACGCGGCGGTGGAGCGTCCAACGCCGTCGACGAACCGAGGGTCGCGTCGTAGAGCCAAAAGGGTTGGGGACTGGATTGGTAGTTCTCATCGACGCTCATCGCGAGAAAAGCTCGTAGCGTCACATCCGCGTCCGCAGCCGCGTACGGGAACAAAACCGCCCCGGGGATGTTAGCGTAAGAGCCGCCTAATCGCGGATTGGCGTCCTTGTGTTGTTTGACGTACGCTTCGAGCGGAAGCTCATAACCCCCCATCCCTGTATATTGGTGGGCCAGCATGTCGAGTCCGTGAGTCCCTCTGCGCTCGTCGAGTGCGTAGTGCAAGAGCAACGTATCACCAACCACACCAGCGACATCGACACCAAGGGCCCTACGGATGTGGTTGCGATCGAACTTCTCGTGCTGCGCAATTTTGGGGACCGTCGCGTCCTGAAAGAATGCTCGCAGAGCATCACGAACACGCACACGATCTCGACGCGCCTCGGGTCTGCTATCAACCCACGGAGATTCGGCGTGGTCGTACGGAACGACGTACCCGGTTCCGGTCTCTGACGTCATCGAGACACACAGGAGTTGAGGAAATCGCCGATCAAACGGCGACAGAACTCCCGTCTCAGTATCGTAGGCTACCACGGACTTGTCCGCGCGAAATGCTGCGATCAGCTCCTCGACGTCGGAGGCCTCCGTGAGGACGTGGTAGCTTCCAACCCCCTCACCCTTCACAAACGTCCCGCTGACGCACTGCTCCACTACGACGAGTGCACTGTAAAACCTCTCCAGTTCGTGGTCCGCCCGCAGAACATACGCCGGGTGCAAACACGCCACGACAGACTGCTGTACACCAGACAACACACACGGGAGCACACTCGCGTTGAGCGCCACAATCCCGCTCGACCCCGTCAAACACGTAAGCGCAGGACCTCCGACCGCGACGAGGACTTTCGGCGACCGCGCTCGAATTTCGTCCGACAGCGACGGACCGCACGCCTGGATCTCGGTTTTGTTGGGGGCGCGATTGCGCGGGGGACGACAGCGCACAAGGTTGGTGAACCCGCACGATGAGATCCCCACGTCGGCGATGACCTCTCGCAGAAGCCGCCCCGAACGCCCCACGAAGGGCCGCCCCTCACGATCCTCGTCCGCACCAGGCCCCTCCCCAACGAAGAGAACGTCGACGGGTTTCCATGCCTCCGATACATAGCGGCGCCGAACCCGATGTTGGGGTTCCCGCGCAAGAATCGTGGCGGACTTGCGTTTGTACTGCGCTTCGAAGGTCGCAAAGTCCTCCGAAAACGGCAACAGAGGGCACCACAGACATCCTTCTTTGGTCTTCGGGTCGAGGCTAGTCGGAACCGTACGCATCTGCGCGCTATCAACCATCGGACAGCCCCGACGCACGACGCACTTCAAATCGCCCCCCGACCGCACGAAGCACCCGCGGCGACAAAGCGACGTCACTGACGCTCACCGCAGACCAATGATCGTTGTGGCAGACAAGGGACGACGCACCAGCGTCCCCCTGGATGATCTCGACCCAGTAACGTTGCTGGCGCACATGCGTATCGACCTCCTCGCACGTCAAACGCAGGCCGTAAACTCTCCGCTCCGTCCGGCCAACGACGACGTACTCCTCACACCCCCGGCGAACAGTGTCGCCGACCTCGAGCTCGCGAAACTGTTGCGCAGACAGGCCAGACATCCTTGAAGGTCCTCGCAAGAAAGCCCTATCCCCGGGCGATCCAGGGAGAGGATAGCCTACCAGAGTTGTTCAAAACCGAGGCATTAAAAATGCGGTCCTGAAGCTCCACGGGGCGTCGTCCGTCGATGAGTCCCGCAAGCTCCGCAATCCTATCGTTCGGGTCCCCCGCCTCAAACCGGAGCAACGTCACGCGGGGCACGTGTCCCGTGAGCTGATCGCAGAGCATGACCGCATCCCGATGCGCATCCGCGTCGAGGGCCACCACGACCTCCCGAAGACCCTTTCCGACGAGTGCTCGGATGAGATCGCGTTGACAGGCTGTCAAAGTTTTCCCGAGGAGGGCAACCGCGTCTCTCTCGAAAGAGAGCCAATCGATCGGACCTTCGACGACAAAGATCGTCGACCGGCCCACCACATCGTCATGCCCCAAGAGACAATCCGATTTCGAAAACCACCCCTCTCGACGCGGAGGGTTCTTCGCCTTGCGGGTCGAGGGGGCACAGTACCGCGTCGCGAAGTACACGATTGCACCCCCCTGTCGAACCGGAAAAACGAGACGACCTGTGTACGGTCCGCAGGGACAGTAACCGACGCCTCGAGCCGTCGCACGCTCAATCGGAATCGATCGAGACCGCAGATATCGCTGCGCAATCGCACTGTCCGCAACAGGTGTGAACTCGCGTGGCAGACGGACAGGTAGCAATGGCTTGCGCGGCGGCAAACGCGCAAACGTGTCGGCGACAGCACGGGAAACGCTCCCGGCCGGTGGACGCCCCGCGTCACGCAACAGCGACAACTCAAACACCGTTAACCGCCCGGCGGTGAGGTCCTTGAACAGACGCGCGAACGATCCGCATCGATACCCACAGCGGTAGCAGATCCCGACACCCTTGGCGACATTAAGCCACAGTTTTGGTTCGCGGCTCTCACTGCCCTCGCGGTCGACGCAAAACGGACAGTAGTACTGGAGCTCGGGGTAGCGACCGCGGTGTGTTCCGATGCGCGAGTCGATGTAACCCGTAATCGAATGGATCACCTCACCACCCCCCCTATGAATTTGGTTACCCTCTTACGGCTCGTCGGCTTCTCTTCCGTCCTCTCCCCTTTCGGAACCACCCGCATCGTCGTAATGTGACAGTGTGCACGGTCAATTACACACTCAACCGTCCGCGAGTCTTCGAACTCCCGCCCTCCCATGAGAAACAGCCGACACCGCCCAGCCTCGTTTTCCGCCTCGGTCTGACAGAACGCCACACCTGCGTCGAGGATCGCCGCCTTGCCGAAATCCTCCGCGAAGTCGGACATGTCTGGGGTTTCTTTCGAGTACGCCGCCCGATTCGTCTGGGACGCAGTCCATAACGCACAATCGAACTCGGCGGCCAATCGTCGCAGATCTCGGTAGACCTCCGAATAGCCATGGCGAGGGTTGTCGTAGCGACCCTCAGGACGCAGTTCGTCCGCGTAGTCGACGACAACAAGATCGGGGTGGAAACCACGAGACCGCAACGTCGTTATGTGCCCGCGCAGGGTGGAGACCGTAACCCGTTGGCGTCTGTAGTCCTGTACGTGCAGTCGGCCGCGCACGTAGCGCGCAACGCGCGCACAATACTGGCGTTCGAATTCCTCCCCCACCCACGTGCGCGGATCGGACCGCATGAGCCGTCGGTC